CATTGCTAAGGCTGGAACAGGAACTGGGCTTCGCCGCTTGCTGACCAGCGAAACTGGAGTTCCGCAGCAGGCCACAATGGGGGCGCAGGTTAGGCGTGAGGCAACTGCTGGCGGTCTTCAGGCTGGCGCACAAGCTGGAATCGAATCTCTTGGTGAAGATGTAAGCGGTGGCGAAATAGCATTAAGATCGGCAATGGGAAGCACATTGTTTCCCGCCATATCAACCGCAGTTCGAGGTGCTGGCGCTTTGGGTAGGGCTGGGTTTGATATCACGAAACCTGCTGAAACGCTCGGCAGAATTGGCCAAGGAGCGAAAACTCCAGTCGAAACAGCAAAACGATTTGCCGCTACTTTTGGCGGTGAAATGCAACGTCCGTTTACCCAGAAGTTTTTAGAGGACCGTGCCAATCTAATTCGCCAAGAACTTGGAAATGCGACAGGTATAGATCCGGCACTTTCCCGTCAAGTTGCGGACACGTTCTACAATCCCGCGTTCTCAGGATCGTCTCCTCAAGATGTGCAGAATTTTCAAAATTCCGTTCAGTCGTTTCTTGAGCAATCAGTTGTCCAAGGTCGTCGCTCTGGTCTTTCTGGCGATGATTTGACTCAGGCTATTGTGGGAGAACTTGAGAGGATTTCTGGAAAAACCGATGTCAACCCGGCTGTCGTTGAGTCTGTGGTAAGGCAGGCAGATTTTTTGACTGAACAAGCAGTTCGTAAAATTGACGAGTCGATCAAAAAATCTTCAGGATTTAAAGATAAGAGAAATCAACGCGCTCTTAAACTTGCTCGAAAAGCAGAAGGCCGTCTTCAGATGGAGGCTGTGGAGCTTAATGATGAAATTATTCGTCTGAGCAATCAAAGAGCGCAGCTTGGTGCTGAAGATGTTGGAAACCGGACCAGAATTGAAGGTCAAATTGCAGGTCTTCAGGATAGCGTCAAAAAGATCGAGCAGGGATTTGAAGAAGGGTTTGCTGCTGCAAAACCCGTTTCATCTTTTGAAACCGGCTTACTTGTAGGAGCCGAAGGAAACAAGCAGCGGAAACTATTTGAAGATGCTCAAGAAGAAGGTTTTGCAAAAATCAGACCTGATTTAAAAGCGACAACTGTTGAAGTTGATTTTGGAAAGGTTGATAAAGAAGGGAAACCAGTTCTTGAAACCAAGAGTTTGGAAGACCTGCGAAAGTTGCGTTCTAAAATTTATCGACTGTTTGATTTCAACGCTCCTGTTCAACAAGGATTTTTTGAGAGCTGGGAAAAACTAAACAAAATCAACGAGCAGATGACTGCTGCGTTTGATTCTAACCCAGAACTTCGCGACGCACTTGCCGCTCAAAATAAGTCGTATGCCGAAGGAATCGGACGTTTTAAAGGGGGATATGTTGATAAAATTTTGCGTGGAATTGGAGAAGCTGGAGGCGCTCCTCAATATGTCTCTTCTATTACTGGGCCTAACGGAGGCTTGGTTTTAGCGGCATTGAAAGATATGGCTGGTGAATCGTGGGAAACCAATGTGAAACCAGCCCTTTCTGATTACATCTACAACCAGATTCGAGGGAAGAATCCGGTTGAATTCTTGAACACCTTAACTCAAGCAAAAGTTGGCCAAGGGAAGCTTCAAAAAGAAGTAGCCAACGAATTCTTTCCGGGTCTTGGGCAAATTCAAGATGTCGCCTCGAAGTACACTTCGCTCATTAACGAGCAGGAAAAACTAAGCTCTAAGATTACTGAACTTACGAGCAATTCGCAGAAGCTTCAGAAGGATGTTTCAAATCGAATCACAGGATCTGAGAAGCGACTTCAAGATAACCTGAAAGAAGTTGAGGGCGTAAAAGCCAAGTTGGCCGACTTTCAGAAGAAGAACCTCGGAAGAGAATTTAAAGGAGTTCTTGGTCAACCTGCCGCAGATGTCGAAGCTCAGCAGGAAATCATCTCGCTGTTGGCGGACATAAAATCCAATGCCAAAAAAGGAGTAGTCATTGACGATGATGTTTTGAAACAAATCGCCTCTAATCCTGACGCATCGTCGATGCTTAGGGAATTGAACGATTACGTCACCGAGCAGGCTAAAACTTCCACTGACTTCCAACAGGTTGTCGCTTCAGCTATCAGAGGTGGCGAACTCTACGGAAACATCCCCGCTGGAAACATTGTTGATTTCTTGAAGTCAAAAGGTGGAGGGGTTTATCCGGTCAAAAGAGCTGAAGAGTTTACAAAGATCCTCAAGGATCGTCGGCCAGACCTTCTGGCTGACGCTCAGAACATTGTTCTTGGTCGAATCGTCAAAGACTCATTGGTTGACGGAAAGAAGTCTATCGACACGAACAAGATGAAGGCGTTGATTGCCGGTGGCGAAAAACCGGGAGAGTACAATGCTTTGGTGAATGAGTTGTTTGGCGCTGGTGGCATAGACAGGATCAGCACGATTGCAGATCAGTTGGCCGTGGCGTCCAAAGAAAGCGGAAGCCTTGTTTCGAAGTCGATTATTCCAACCCTAGCAACTGGAGCCGCTTACTTGGCAACCGGAAGCCCTGCCGCAGCCGGTGCTGTTGGAGGAGGTATTATCGGCTTTATGGGACGCAGAATGATCTTTAATGCGATTGGAAGTTCCGGTGAATCGGCGATTGGGAAAATGCTTCAATCACCAACCTACGTCAAAACTGTCACCACCCCCATCAGCCAGCTCTCCAAAGAGCAGATCGACTTGTTCAACCGAAATTGGTCGAGAATGCTAAAGCTTGAAACTGATCGCGCCATGATGCAAATGGAGGAAGGTCAATCTGAAGAGAAGCAGCTTCAAGAAATGAGCCGTCAAGCCCGTCGCCGCGACTAATGAAAACCTCCCTCTCCAAGAAAGGTAACACCTATCAGGGCAAGAAGGTGACGCTGAACAAGCCCTTCTACACGCCGGGTGAGCGGAAGAAGAGCGCGGTGTACGTTAAGAATCCGGCGAACAAGGTCGTCATCGTTCGCTTCGGCGATCCTGACATGACGATCAAGAAGTCGAATCCTGAGCGTCGTAAGAATTTCCGTGCGCGGCATAACTGCGATACGGCGAAAGATCCTACGAAACCCAGAACGTGGTCATGCAAAGCATGGTAATTTTATGGACAAGATGAAACTTGGTGGTGGCGGTCGTTACGAGAAACTCGTTAGCAGTCTTGAGAGCAAGGGCGTCAAAGACCCGAAGGCTCTTGCGGCATCCATTGGCATGAAAAAATACGGCAAGAAAGGCTTTTTGTCTCTTGCTGCCAAAGGTCGTCGCCGCGCTGAGCGCAAGTCTAACGCTTAGTATAGCGGCCTTTGACGTACGGCTTCTTGGCCGACTCCTTATCGACGACGAACTTCTGTGGATCTGCGTAGTTCCATGAGATGTCGCCGCCCGTGCCACGCTGGATCATAATCGATCCGGTGACTTTTCCTTCCTTGTCCGTCATGCCAGAACGATCCGCTCGCTTCGCCATTCCGAGCATAAATTGTCGAGGTTGATTGAAACCAACTTCCTTCATCACAATCACCTCTCTGGCCCAGTTCGTTAAGTCCGACGATCCGAATCCTGAGTAGGCCATCTCTGCCACGCTCTCCGGTTTGTCGTCTCGACCTTTTGGCTTAGGGAAGTGGTGGACGAGAATCAGGACTACGCCCGTCTCCATCATAATCGGCTGGAGCAAGTGCCTCGTAAAGTTCGCGCAGACCTCGATATCCGATGGATTACCGCCCATGTAGGAGAGCAACGGATCGATGTAAACCACATCGACCTTAGTCTTGCGAACGAGGCGGCGGAGCATCGTCGCGAAGTCGGAACCCGTTCTTACTGTCTCGCGGAAGAATAACATGTTCGCGCTCCGAAGACCTCGCTCCCAGTTCTCCTTGCCGAAGGTCATCTGAGCAGCGCCTTTCAGCGCATCATGCTGATCGGCGATGTCGTTTTCCGCCTGAATGTAAGCTACTTTTAGCGCCCGGACGGGCTTTACGCCAAACCAAGCTTCGCCGGACGCCCACTTCAGACCCTGATACGCGGCCATCGAGCTTTTGCCGCATCCGCTTTGACCGACAAAGAGAAGCGATGATCCGCGCCGAACCCATCTATCGCCGATCAGATTGTCAGGATCGTTCTGCGGATCGTACTCGATGATGGCATCTATCGAGAACTCCATCGGCATGTCCTGCGCGTCCATGTCGTCCTTGAACGCTTCCCAGTTCACTGCGCCCACATTGACGGCTAAGAGCTTCTGCTCCTTGCCATCGCGCATTACACCGGCCAGACGACTGAACCTGCTTGCGTTCTTATTCTTCGGATCGATGCCGATGCTTTCGAGGTAGCGATAGACGACGTCGCGGCGCTCGTTCCACTCCTCTCTATTGGCCGCTTCAACGCGCACCCAGCCGTGCAGACTCTTACCGCCGGAATCTATGACGACCGATAGCGGGAGCTTCGACTCCTTCAACGCTGTCCATTGCTCGTCCTTCGTCTTCTCGTCCATCTCGACTAAGACATGGCGGAAGTTTGCCACGCCAGAGTCCGATCCGCTTTCATCGAAGCATGGATTGATGCGGACGTATGCGCCTTTGCTATCGCTGCCATTCCACATGGCGCTGATGGGCGGCGTGAAATGGTTCTTAATCCATTCGTCGCGCTTAAGGAACGTACCTTTGGAGGCTGGCCTACCTCGACCCTCTTCATCGAAAATGATGTCGTTACAAATGCAGACAACTTCGTCCGACTCGAAGCAGGCTTTCAGGAAGTCGATTGTCGTAAACGGAGACGGAGGTTCCGGCATCGCTTGGATCGTGCGAACAACGAACTTGCCGGTGGGCGAGATGGGATTGCCGCCCTGACCAATGCCTGACTGAGCGGATAAGAGCCAGCCACGCGGCTTGTCGTGCGTCACGGTCATTGCCTGATTCACCTTGTGGGCCAATTCATAGGCATTCCACGGTGGAGAGCATTTCTCGCTGTACTCGGATAGCAGTGCTTCAGCCGATCCTCGCGACAGCTCGAATCCATGCACCAGAGCGGTAGCTACTGCGAAGGTTGCGTTATGACCGCCTTGTCCACTGACGGCACCGGGGGTGTTACGAAGCCATGCTCTGGCACGGTCGATATTTGATTGATTCATTGGATTCCAAGTTGTTTACGCGCTATGTCCCCGCTTTCGCCCAGATCATTCGAGGCGATTTGCTGGAGAACTGACTTTGATTCTTCGAATTTTGCGAAAAGGAGAGACAGCTCTTTGGGAGTCATCAGGTACTTGCTCCAGTGTTGGATTGGTATGGAGCGAGACTGAAACTTCGCAAAGAGCTGCTCTTGTGCTGCGATGTAGAGTTTAGGGTGCTTGTTCAATGACCGGGGTGAACTTGGCCTTGAATTCGGCTTTCGTTCGAACGTACACCTTGGGTTTTCCGTCACGGGTGTAGGCTATCCCCAC